TATTTTAGCATATTTCAAAAACTGTTTCCATTATTGCGCCATACGTTCTCAAACGTTTTAAAAACGCATATTTTGTCAAAATATCGTTTTCGTCATTTTTCGATAATTAAAAAAAGACGTATTCAATTTCGTATTCATTGCCCGCATAATTGAGAGAACGAGCCCGAGGGCTTTTTTTATTGCTTCAAAATAGACAATTTTAATAATTGCCGTTATAACAGAAAAACCACTCATAACGAGTGGTTTTAAAATATACTGCTATCCCTTCGCATTTCTTCCACGACTACAGCGGTCGGCATCTTCTCAGCTAGATCACCCTCCTCGATTTCATCTGGGGAATAATAATAGTCGATAATCATGCGTTTCTCCATGATTTCGTTATATTCACCACGAACGACATAGAGATATTTACCAGTTAGACCCTCTTCGATATCAGCGGTCAGTTCGTTCAGTAACTCACTATAGTCGTAGCTAAACGAGTAGTTGCCAGCGTCTATCCATTTTTGAATCTTCTCGATTGTTTCGAGTGACAAGTCTTCAAAACGTTTCTTGCCATTCCTCAACTTTGAAATAGAACCCTCCGAAACGCCCGTTGCTTTCCAGAGAGCATAGCCAGAGATGGCCTTGTTCATCAAGACCATTCTGACACGTTCTGTGTTAATAAGCATAAAATACCCCGTTATCTACATGACCAACTTCTTTCACTCCGTCAATTGGTTTTATTCCACGGCCTTCTACCAAAATGTAACCGTCTTTGTCAACCCAAAAATCAAGCATATCAGCGAACTCTTCAAAAGTTTGTTGATCTTTAAATTCTGTCTCATAAATTCCGACAAGCACTTCTTTTAGTTGTTCTTCTGTAATCATTCTTTGGTCTCCTACCATCTTATTTGTAAAGATAAACATTTTCGTTTCCGCAAAATCCTACAAATTCAAATCCTTTAAATTTGTTAAAGGCTTCAAAATCTTCAACGTCCAGTACTTCTTTTGTACTTTCTATAAAAGAGTAAATCCCTTCTTCTTCAAGGTCAGCTTTGCCAATCCAGATCCCTGTATTTCTTTCCGTAAAACCTTTGCTGTTAGCAAGTTTAACAAGTTTATCTTTCATGCTGATTCCAGCACCTACTGTCATAACTGATTCGCCATTGATTTTCATTTTTATTTCCTTCTTCCTTTATCTTGATTACAGTATATCACTATACTTTACGTTCGTCAAGTACTTTTATCAAAATAATTAAAGATTTTTTTATTTCTGTAACTAGTTTCAAAAAAAGCAATAAAAAAAACCCTCCCGATTGGGAGGGTAAGTCTTTAAATCGGGACATCTTCGAGCACCTTTAATCGTGCCTCAAGATTTTTTAAATCCTCTAATGGCGCGTAAGTTATGCTCGCTTGGTGGCTCGTGATAAAGTTATCACCACCGTTTCGCAATTTTTCGTCGATCAAAGCGTCAAGTCCTAATTCAATATGCTTATTTTTAATATTGCTCGTCATCTGAGATTGCAGAGCTGAATAAGTAGCAAACGTCTGATAAGCCATATCTGACGTCATATACGCGCTTAAATCAACCGTCGGTGGTGTTTGTACTGGTCTGCTTTCCAGTGCTTGAACTCGTCTTTCTAGTGGTCCTAAATCGAGCGTTTGAACTGTCGGAGCTGGTTTATTTTCCAATGCTTGAACTCGACTTTCTAACGGACTAAGATCAACCGTTGTTACCTGTGGCCGTGTTTCAAGTGCTTCAATTCGCGCGACTAGTGGTCCGTCATTATACGACTGTATAGTGTGGCCGGCAAGATAGTTTGCGATCTCATTGCGCAAGCTGACCTTGCCCAACTCAACTATTTCGGCTGGCTGGTACTCGTCCGCTGACTGAACCACGTCAACACGAACGCTCTGGTCACTTGGGAAAACGTACCCGTCGCACTCAACCTCGACGAGATAACTTTCGACCGGGAGGACTTTCGGAATTTTAAACGTCACCTTCGAGCCTTGGACCGTCGCACTAAAAGACGCCTTACCCTTCTTGCTCGTAAAGTGAATTGTAGCTTCCCGTCCGTTTAAATCAATCGGGGCCCAATTCTCGTCATACATTTCAAACCCAAAAAGGGAAGCCGAGTCGCCTTGTTTAACGACCCGGCCGCCCTCAAACTGCTTTAAGTTCGTACAGTTTGAGCGATTCATTCAATCACCCCTCTTTACTTATAATAATTAACTAGATCATCCTTGTCCCAACATGATAGCCAGACTGGGCCAAATTGGCCAAATTCAAACAATCTCCAGTAATAGCCACCGTAATATCCGCCTTTGCCTGTGTCTGAGATATTGACTTCATCGAGTTCGAAGCTAAAGTACATTCCAGCTTTGAAGTCTTGATCTGCACCATCTGGCAAGTTGTTTCCATTTTCATCTACCCAGTTTACCATGGAAACAGGAATCCCGTTTTCTGTCCAATCAAAGCCGACTGGTGCGAGATAGTCACATTTGATTTGCCAAATACCGTTAACATATTTGACCTCGTTCGCTTCATAGTAAGCCTTCTCTTGCGGTTGTACTGCCGTGTTCGCTTGATTGTTGGTTTGAGGTGCTGTGTCAGCATATCGCCAAGCTTCGAAATAATTTGGTTTATTCCAATTGTAATAGTCATTGAATGGATAAGTATTGATAGCTTGTCCTGCTGCACCTTGCGTTGAGTAATCGCATGAGATAAAGTATGTATCGTCCATCATCACTCCGACATGGCCACCAGCACCGCCAGATGAGGACATATCAGCACCCCAGCTCATCAAGATAATATCGCCCGTTTGAGAGTCCCAGTCTTGGTTAATGCTTACGCGATAGAAGCCGTTGTTTGCGAGTTGTTGTCCAAGCGTGACAGTCGATGGTAAGCCTTGGATTGGAATACCAGCTTCTTTCAAAACTTGCGACATGATACCCGAACAGTCCCCGGTTCCGTCTGAACCGTTACGACTTCCGAACATTGAATAGGTAATCAGCCTACGACGGCTTGTAAAACCGTTAACTATAGATTGTTGTACACTCATGTTTTTTCAATCCTTTCTAAAATCAAAGGCAACCACCAAAAAATAGATGGTTGCCAGTAAAAATATATTAATCTTGGCTAGGTTCTTCATAGCCAAGTGCTCGTGTGCTATCGCTTAATCCTGTTGTTGTAGGGTCATTGACTACTCCGACAAGCACAAGAAAGGCGAATAGTACATTGACAAATACCAGAATTTTATCAATGGTTTGTCCAAATTCCAATTTGATACCAAAGATATCAGCAAATGCTTGGAAAAGTAGTGCAATGGCTGGCACTAATGCAAGCCAAAAGTTTTTATTTTTGATACGTACATTCCAGTTAATTTTATTCATGTTATTACCTCTTTTTCAATTTGTTTTGCTTTGGATGAGTGCTTTCAGTTCTTTCATGTCCTCGCTCAGAGCCTTTACTTGCTCTGCGAGAATTAATAGAGACTTGTTTTGCTCATCATGATTATCAAGACGCCTAACGGCTGTCAGACGGAAATCACGCATAGTCTCAATATCTTTTTCCATTACAACCATCCGCTTTTCTTGCGCGATAATTGTACCTTTAAAGCTGCCATAAATTCCCAGTAGAACGCCAATAAATCCTACAATCATTGAGAGATCTTCTGGAGTAAAATGCACCATAAATCACACTCCTTCCTATTGTGCTGTAGTAGTTGCAGCAGTAGTCATTGGATCTGCTGGTTTTGGTTCAGTCCATTTCCAGACTGCCAACTTACCATTTTGCGACAACGCACCTTCGAGATCAGCCACCGTTTCATTGTTGTAAGTAAACTCTTGATTTACTTGTACTAACACACGTTGGCCTTCTCCGAATTTCGGAGTATGGCTTGGATCTGTTACTGTAAAGATTTCGTAAGGTTTGTAAGTCTTACCAGCTTGTCCAGCTTCGATGAGTTCCAAACCACGCGCATATAACGTAGGATCAAGTGGGGTTTCTGTGTTAGTCACCGCAACCAAAACAGCCCAATCAGAAACAGCCTTATTCTCTGCGATCTTCTTGTCTTTTTCAGCAAGTTTTGCTTCATAGCTTTCAGATTGCGCGTGCAAGTCCTCTTGTAACTTCTTCACACCATCCGCTGGATTTAATTCAGTCGCAACTTGACCGAGTACGGCTTGGATCAGAACCTCATCTGATTCGCTTGTACGGTCCCCAATCAAAACACGCTCAAAGGCTGTGTAAGGGTTTGCTGACCGGATCGATACGAAAGTACGACCTTCTTCTTGCAAGTATTTGTTGATGATTTTAAATTCCATAATTATTTACCTTCTTCTAATTTTTGAGAGGCCTCATCAAAGAGGTCTTTGAGTGCTTGATCGCTGTTTAAAACGTTGTTAAACTTGCTTAATAGCTCGTTTACGCGCTTGTATTCCTCGCTTGCTTCCTCGTATTGCACTTTATAATACGAGGCTTCTACGATCGCATTTGCGAGTTTCTGCGAGATCTCGTTTACAATTTTATCTACTGTGTTCATAGATTTCCTTTCTATCTCCAATTCGGATAATAGCCTCTGCTATAATTTCCCGGAACACCGTTAAGATTGCGGAAGTTGTCAAAGATTTCGTCTAGAATAATTGAGAGGCTTGATCCCTTTATAACAATATCGTCCATTCCAAAAAGCTTTCTACTTTCGGTATTAAGGGAAACACCTCCACCAAGGGAGCTTGGCAAAAAGTCCATCGTTTTGCCATAGAAAGTAATGGAGGTTTGAACATTGCCACCTTGTCGACCATTCCAGATTTGGATACCAGCAGAAGTATGCTCTATACCAGTAACATGATTACGGTTACTCATTAATTGAGTGTATGCGCAAGGTACACCGTTCAACGAACCTTGACCAAAAATTAAAAATTGCATAGCTTTTCCTTCAAACCGATTTCTAATGCCTACAGCTTGGCTATTGATATCAATCCAGCCTTCCTGTAAGTCAAAATCAGTAATACCATTCAATGACGATAGCTTACCGCCTTTTATGACATTAGCTGTCAGTCCGTCTGCTGTGATGTTCTTTGCTGATACATTGATAAGTCGTGCTGTGCTTGCGTCAATTTCTCCGATATGAGCCGTGCCGATCTGTGCGTTGCCGATCATGGACGATTTAATCACACCGTCTTTAATATAGGTCTTGTCTCCTATCGAGATCAAGCCCTCGTTGATCTTAAATGACCCGTCTGGATTTAAATTTAATTGCCCCAGCACGTCACCAGCGCTGTTTAGATTGCGCACCGACCAAGAGCCAGCAAGCTGTGTGACTTGCGTTTTGACGGCTTCCAGTGGTACTAGACTGTCGTCTGGACTTGGTTGCCATAAACGATCGCTAGAACCTTCGTAAAAGTCCAGTTCCGTCATAAACAGACCAGACCAACCTGTCGGATTGCCTTCGTATGAAAACAACAAATAACCGTTGTCAAAATCGCCTGTGTTAAACTTAAACGACTTCTTGACGGCTTTAGTCGAATCAAAAGCAGGGGTTCCAGTCTTATCAAAGATCGTCTGGATTTCGTCATAATCTTGGTTTGCTGAATTCTTCTTACGCTTTCGCAACTCGACCGTAAAACGGGCCGTGTTGGCGTCAAACGCCAGCATATTGAGCATGTAATCAGTGTTCTTCTTGAAAATAAACCGTGGACTGTTGACAACTGCGCCATTATACAAAAGGAACATTCGCTTTTGACCACTCATGTAAAATTCATGGTTCAAAAATTTGAATTTGTTAGGTGCACCATTCCAGTATTTCAACCCCTCGTCTGCCCTTGAATTTCGGATCATATTCGGACCACCGCTAGTTGAGTACTTCCCGACCTCTGTCTGAAAGATCTGGCTGGACATAACCAAACGTGAGAGCTTATCTGGTGCGTCTGTTTCAGACGTACCGATGATACGCTCATAGAGTTTGTTGCTCTCAGTTAGCTTGTTAAATTCTACGGTTTGGCTTGCAATCCTATGATCCAAATCGTTTACTTGCCCTCGCGTGTCTGAGAGCTTGTTGTTTAAATAGTCAGCATACGCGTTTGGAGCAAAAGATTGCTCAATGTTCCTATAAATTTTATTATAGATCGTGTCACCGTCAACGCTCTTAATTCCCTCCGTGACTTTGTTCTGCAGGTCTTGGCTAGATAGGATCTGCTGCTTGATCTGGTCGGATAGCTTGGACGTGTCTGGGATTGTGCCAGCTTTTGTGAGGGCCTCTTGCGCCTTTGCGTTTGCTTGCTCGATAGCTTTATTTGTAGCTGTCTGAGCGTTCGAGATCAACGTTTCGATCTTTCTTGTATCAACTTTGAGAATTTTCGGGAGCCATTCCGTCCCGCTCCAATAATAGAGCTCTGTCTCTTCACCCACGGTCAAGTATAAGAGATCGCCTTCGTGGAGCGTCCCTCTCGGTTCGTCCTTGGGCTTCGTAGTCCCGTAATAATTGGTATTTTTGCCGTTCGCGGACACAAGCGCCCGTGTGGCTACCTCAAGAGCCCCTTCAGCGTATTCTTTCGACTCGGACACGCTTCGCATGATTGAGCCTTCTGACGTGATCGCTTTCTGGACAGTTCCAATATCGTTGCACGTTACCTTGTGAGATAATAGCCGACCCGTCACGTCGTAAGAGCTCTCGTAAGACACAATACGGATCTTTTCACGGAACCCGATCGTCTCATTGATCGCCATGATATAGTCACCAGCGCGGGGCCGTGTGTACTTATACCCGGCTTGTGTGAGATCTTCCATATCAAGCTGGACTGAGATCGAATAGGATTCGTCGACTTCTTTCTTTAGTCGTTCTAAGAGCTTACCAGTCTCTTTATAGCGTTCGTCTTTCACCGGTTCGCCTTCAATCCGGCCATAGATTCGAGCAAGTGGGCTCTCGTATTCGGCGGTATAGCGTCCCGCGTCGTGGTTGTTTTCGTCCTTCCACGCACCCAGACCTTTTTTGTAAGTGATAAAACCACCGATGTTCTTTTCAATCGTGAGCTCGTTCATGTTGAAATTTTTCCGGACGACTGTCGAAAGGTCAGTCCCAACTTTCTTCAAAATTCGAACGACCTTACCAGTTACCGAGAACTCGAGGCCAGCTTCCTTGATAATTTCTTTAAACATTTTAAGCCGGCTCACGTTTCCGAAGTTTTCTTTCCGGATTGCCTTCGCTTCTGCTTCGATCACATAACGATAGCCGCTATCTTTAAAAATCGCCTCGATATAGACTTCAAAGCGATTCGAACCGTTAAATTCTTTATAACAGTTTGAGTGCTCGAAATCGTAAAAGAACTGGTGGACAGCGTCAAAAGATAGCGAAATGTTTTTTCCTTCGTCTTTTGGCTTCGCGTAAATGATCTTATAGAGTTCGCCATCGAAGGTAAAACTCCACCCACGATCTAATTTTGATAGAACCTGCGTATTCGATACAATCGTTCCGGAGATCGACCGTTCGCCATTTACAGCGTTTTTTGTTTTTAGCTCGACTTGGGCTCCGTATCCGTTGCCCCTTTCGTCGTAAAAAGTAATCAATGATCCACCTCCTCTCTAGCGATAAAGCTCTTTAAATCCGAGGATCTTGACGGTCCCCTTGAAATTTGTAAACCAATTGACCGAACGGTTAGGCTTTGGCCTAATAACGAAATATTCGTAATTTGTCCGGTTGTTGACGTTTAGATCTTGTGTCGTTGGTCCTTGATAGATCGCCGTCTCAACCCCTTTTAAAAGGAGCTTTTGGCCAGACCTTAAAGGCGTTTCTGTGTGTCGGTAAGTAAACCGACGGCCATCAATTTCAAGGAAAAAATCAGTATTATCAGCGTTAGCGGTCAATTCCACAACAAATGGTACTTCTAATTGGCTAAGTGGTGCCGTGCCATTGTATGGGAAGCTGTTCGTGCTAAGCGAAAGATCCCTCGGGACTGTCTCACCATACGGAAGCTCTGCTGTCACGAATGAGAATGAAACGTTGTATTTGATCCCGGCTTCTGAATTTCCAATGAAATCAAAATCGATTTGACCATCTCCCACGACGTTATAACAATATTTCCAGTTACTGTGTGGCAATTGGGCAATGTTGAGATCGCCCGTCGTTTGTCCCGGAGTCTGGAAGTCGTAAATATTATTTACGTTTTGGTAGAGCTTGGTAATATAAAAGCTATCGTCACCCAAGACCCAGCGAGAAATTTCGTCCTTTTTGTTTAAAAAGTCTTCCATAGAACCCGCTGAAAGCCTTGCTGTGACTGAGATTTTCTTCTCGGTATAGGTCAAGCCGTCAAAAATATAACCATTGCGCCCCTTTACGGTACGCCTTGATAATTCCACGGCCGGGGACGAATCATCGACCGTGATATTGTAAAGGCCAAGGCCAGATAATTTCTGACTTTGGCCGTCTTTTTCAATTAATAAGTCCATCATTCCCCCTTACGCGAAATAAGCGTCTAGCGCCTTTTCTCTCGCGTCTTTTTCTTTGATCGTAGTATAGATCTTGTCTCCCACAATTTCGTTATGTACTTCGAATTTTTGGTTCGAAAGTTGCGAATTTTTGACTTCATCGCTCAAGTCCTCAAGGGACGAGCGAACGCCAGAACTTGTCACGCTTGCGCTTGTGGTCAATACACTATTAGTCTGATAATCTTGATCCGTGATAGCTTGTGCGTATGCTTTAGACATTGCCTTAATATCACCGACCCAATCTTTCATACCAATATAGAATCCTTCGCCTGTGAATCCCCCGATCTTCTTCATAACGCGAGATGGTGAATGGATATCCAAAGCTGAGCGCATAATATCAGCAATGCTCGAAGCGATACTATAAGCGAGTGCATAGAGCGAACCAGCCATCGAAGCAAGTCCGTTGTATAGTCCAACACCGGCATTAAAGCCTACGGATGACAATAAAACAGGCAACGAGCTAAACGATACCGAGATCTGATTGCAAGCCATACTAGCAAGTGATACAGCTTGATTCATGCTCGAACTCATTGTGTTAGTAAACGCGTCCATGCCACTTTTAGCACTATTCGTGACGCTTTGGAACGTCGACTTAAACGCGCTTTCTAGTTGCTTACCAGCTGAAGAGCTCACTTGTGAAATCTTGTTGAGTCCAGATTGAACCGCTTGAGCTGTCGCGTTCATTTCACTTGTGACAGTCTTTTGCATATTTTGATAATTTGTCGTGATAGATTGCGACATTTTAGAGCTTGCTTGCTCGGCTTGTTGGGCCATCTTATCAAAATCTGTTTGAGCACTAATAGCCATCGCATTTGTAGCGCTCGTTGCTCCCGTTTGCATTTGTTGGAAGTTTGCGACAACGTTCGCGCTCGCTTGTTGCGCGTTAGTGGTTGCGGCTGCGTTAACGCTAGACGTGCTCGCGTTCGCGTTATTCATTAACTGATTCAACTCATTGCTTGCGTTAGTATTCAATTGACCAACGTTAGCCGTCACGCTTGAGTTCATTTGGCCTGTTTGAGCTGTTGCGTTTATGTTCATTTGGTTAAACGAAGCGTCAGCATTTGCAGCGAGTTGTTGCAAGTTCGTAGTCCCGGACGTGTTCATTGTATTAAAGTTATTCGTGGCCGTCTGTTGCAATTGAGTTGTACTATCCATCGCGTAAGTTGCCATCTGTGACATATTGGTAGTTACACCCGTCGACATAGTGGACGTTGACGCAATCGTATTCGTGCTCATTTGACTATAAGAGTTAGAGACGTTAGCCGCGGCGCTTGTTGCGTCATAACTTAATTGAGCAGTCGTTTCTGAGCTCTTGGCCTTGATGTTTTCGGCCGTGTTATTAATAGATTCCTCGGTTTTTTTGCCACCTTCATCTGACTTACCAGTGATCCAGTCCCAGATCCCACCGAAAAAGTTACCGATAGCGTCCGCGACGGCTTTCAAGGCCTCCGGTATAAAATTAAGTAAGGCTCCACCGAAGCCCTTAATGATCTCCCAAGCAGCCGAGACAATATTTGGCAGCCCCTTAACAATTGCTATTGCTAGTTGTACAACTAACTGCGCACCAGCCGCTAGTAATTGCGGTAATGCTTGAGCAAGTCCACGAATCATCTGACCGATGATTTGTACTGCGCTTTGTGCGATCTGTGGTAACGAATTAATGATCCCTTGGACAAGCGTCACGATTAACTGAATACCACCTTGTAAAATCGTCGGTAAGTTTGACAAGATCGTTTGCATAAAGCCGATAATAACTTGTGTACCCATCTGGATAATCGCTGGCAAGGCTTGAACGATACCGTTTACGATATTCATCAAGATTTGAATACCTTGTTCAAGAATCTGTGGGAATTGCGCTTGTATGTTGGTTATGAAGTTAGTTACAATCTGTTGCGCTGTCGAAAGTATTTGCGGTAAGTTTTGCAAGATCCCTTGTGTAATGCTAAGAAGTAACTGCATACCAATTGACAGCAATTGTGGCAATGCTGACAGTAAGCTGTTGACCAAAGTCCCGATGATAGTCATTGCGGACGAGATCAACGATCCTGCATTTTGACCCACACCTTGAACGAGACTTACAATCAACTGAACCCCAGCGTCAACGATAACTGGGAACATTGTCGCGAATCCTTGCGCGAGTTTAGCCACTAGATCAGCACCCGAGGCGATAAGACTCGGTAATTGACTAGTAATTCCATTCACAAGATTTTGAATGATTTGAGGACCTTTGGTTGTGACTGTGGTAATCAACTGATCGATCTGTTTTCCAAATTGTTGGTTAATTAGACCAAGACCAGCTAAAACAAGCCCCAAAATAGCAGCCGGGCCGATTGACGCGAGGGCGATTCCCATAACGGAAGCGATCCCAGTCGTCATCATTCCAAGGACTGATAAACCTTGCGAAGCAGCTCCACCAAGTGCGCCCGGGATACCGCCGATCTTACCAACGAAGTTCGTAATAGATCCGCCGGCCACGCTAAATGCATTAGACGCGATTGATCCAAGAGCCATTGTCTTCGTGGCCACTCCACCCAAAATACCAGTAAGAGAAGTTAAACCACGCACCGCTGGCCCAAACGCAAACGCGCCAACAAGTCCTAAAATGGCCGGTTTTAATTTAACCATGGTACTTTCAAACTTATTCGCTTGCTCGTCGGTCATTTTAGTGCCGTTTAAGAATTGATTCAAAGCTGGGTTCAAGGAATTGATAGCGTCTAAGAAATTTTGTAAACCTTTAGAATTAGAAATTTTATCGACTAACTTATCAACCCATTTTACGAGTGTCGTAAGTACTGGCAAAACAGCCGTTCCCACTTTGATTTGAAGCGTTTCAAACGAACCTCTCAAGGCTTCGACGGCCCCTTTTAAGTTGTTGAGCTTTTCAGCAGCAACTTGAGCAGCCGTTACTTTATCAATAGCGGCTTGCATACTATTGGCACCGTCTGCTCCCTCGTTCATCGCGATAGTTGCAGCACGCACCGCGTCAGTACCGAACATGGTTTTCAACGCCATTTGTTTCTCTGCGTCACTCAACCCTCCGAGCTTGTCTTTCAAAACTTGAGAGATCTCAGCGAATGACTTGACTTTACCTTCGGCTGTGAAGAACTGGTTCGAGCCATCGGCCGTAATGATACCGAGTTCTTTCATCATGTTCGTTTGTGCTTTCGTCTGCGGTTGCAAATTCATAAGCATAGTCTTTAATGATGTACCAGCGTCAGATCCCTTGAGTCCGTTTTGAGCGAAGACTGCGAGGGCGTTAGTGGTATCACGGAATGATAAACCAAGCCCAGAAGCCACCGGAGCGACCATGGAGAGACCATATTTCAATTCGTGGACGTCTGTCGCTGACGCGTTAGCAGCTCCCGCAAGTTGGTTTGCTGCCTGTGTGGCCGTCATCCCATCACGTTTGAACGCGTTTAAGGCTGTCGACGTAATTTCAGCTGCTTCTTTCAAGTCCAATTCCCCAGCCGTGGCCAAGTTAAGGGACGCGGTAAGCCCACCGTTTAGGATATCTTTTGTTGATACCCCGGCTTTTGCAAGTTCACCGATCGCGTCAGCAGCTTCACCAGCACTAAAGGCTGTATCGGCCCCAGCTTTGATTGCAGCGTCGTTGAATCGCTTCATCGTCGCTTCGCTCTCACCAGTCACGGCCTTAATATTGCTCATTTTAGCTTCAAATTCAGCAGCTTTTGAGACTGTGCTCTTGATTGCTTGTTTTCCAAGATCAAAGAGTTTGTAAGCAGCAGCGACACCTAAAACCTGCTTCACTAGATTAGTTGACGCGCTCGCCGCTTGATTTGTATGGTTAACGATCCCGGTCAAGGCTCCTACTGCCTTTTGGCCCGTTGTTTGGAACGCGTTCCCGAGGCGTCCGCTTACATTGCTCGCGAGACTGTTAACTGAGGACAAGATTTTGCCTCCGAACGAGTTTTGAACCCGTTCCGCAAAGCTGTTTGCCTTGCTGGTTAGGTTGGTAAACATACTAGACCATGAAGAGTTGATCGGATTCAGCACTCTTTGGCCAAGTGCGCTCGTAAGATTCCCAGCCACGGACTGGATTCTAGCTTCGAGCCGGGCCATAGCGTCCCCGATAGAGCCAAAGGCCATCTTATACGATCCGGACATATTGTTAGCCGAATTAGTAAATACCGAGCCTAAACCGTGGACTTTGGAGCTGATACTCTGCGCCATAGAGTCGACGCTGTTTGCCATCTCAGCAAAAGCACTTTTTGGTGATTTGATCGCGTTTGAAATATCAAAATCAAACGCTTTTTTAATTTTGGAATTAATACTAGCTCCAATAGAAGAAACGTCATTTTTCATCGCTCCGAAAACTGATTTTACGTCAGCCGAAACGCGAGTAAATGCCTTCCGTATGGGGTCAGGTAATTTTGCGCCAATGTTAGAAGAGATACGTTGTAACTCTCCGAGGGCGATTTTGAATCCACCGGTCAATCCTTGGCCGATTTTAGATCCGATATTTTGGTTATTATTTGCGAGCCGGTTCATCAATTCCCCGACTTCACGAATCATCTGATTCGCGCTCTTTGACGCTTCTTGTGCCGCGTTCTGAAATGCTTTACGCGTCGAACTCACGACGTCGCTCATTGCCTTCTCATACCCGCTTAAATCCGCGCCGATAATTGCTTCTATTGATCCGTCAAACGCCATCGCCCCACCTCCTATCTATCTATTTCTGAAATGTTCATTAAGACGCTCGATCTTCTCGAGCATACCTTGAGAGCTTCCACGCTCTTCACGCTGTCTGAATAGACGACGCACTTTCTCGCGATCCTTTTTCTTGCTCAACTTGCCAAAGTCCGCTTTTTTAGCGTTCAACGTATAGCGCAAGTTAAAAGCAAGCTCGACGAGATTTTCCCTCTCTTCGATCGCTCGATAATAAAGGCCCTCGCGAATCGCGTCGAGCTCGTTCTTTGTACATGAAAAAATAATATTCGGGTCAGTTAGACCCAAGCGCGCACATTCAATTAAGAGATTGCGTTTCTCAAGCGCCCAATTTGCGCTTCCGTCTGCTCGATCTGAAGTTCCGCTTGTGCCTTGTCCTCGGCTGTTTCTGCTTTGGCTTTGAGGTACTTCAATCCCAGCTCGAGATTTTCTAAGTATTTCGAAACTTTCTCTTTGAAAAAACCAGAATCGACCATCTCTTCTTCTAGTGCTTCAAAAAGTGGCTCTGTGCTTTCTGCTCCGAGCTCTTCCATCTTGTCCGCGATCGCTTTGATTGCTTCTTCGTCGCTTACGGCTTTCGCCTTTTTGCTTGCGCATAGTTTGATAAGATCCACAAGAGCCGAATCGTTACGATCCACCACACGAAGGAATAGAGCTCCGACTCCGTCCTCGTTGCGTGTTCCGTCTGGTCCTTGAGACCCAAGATCACGATTGACCTTGTACATTGTCATATAGTCAAATTTGATCTCGATTGCGCGACTTCCGACTGAAAATTCCATTTAATAACTCCTTTTTTGTCAAAAAATAAAAGCAAAAGGGCATTTGAAGCCCCTTTGCTTGAAAAATTAGCGTGTGATATTGTTGTAATCGCCTGTTGTTTCGCCCGGATTTTGGTACTCGTAAACGTCGTTCAACATTGCAATTTCGTCCGCTGATAGTGGGAATTTACCATCACGAAGACGTCCAACGATACCAACGGTATAGCCAAGTTTAACGAATCCGCCGACCCCGTCGTCGAATTCTACATCATCTGTGATCTTACCGTACCCGAATTGTGCTGGATAAGTGTCCTTGCCAGTTGAAGTGTCTTTGACTGACTCGTCAACGATAACGCGCCAGATTTTCAATGATTCCCCTGTCTTTTGTGCGTCAAGCACGGTTTGGACAGACGGATCTTTTGGCGCGAAGTATTGAGCCAACTCCATAGAGTGTTCATCAGTTGCCTTTTCAAGCAAGCGCCCTTGTTGTGTTTGTTCGTCAATGTATTCACCACCCATGGTAGTCGTACCGTCTGTACGATAGGCTGGAAGCATTGCCCCATTGCCTTTCTCAGCGTGGATTGATTGAATGAAATAAAATACTTTTTTACCTACGATCGGTTTTGCGATCGTAATTTTGATTTTTGCTTTATCTTCAGCTTCACCCATTTAATTATTTCTCCTTTTTAGAAAATAGTGTCTGTTAGTGCAATGACAATATGGTAGACTTCACGGCCTACCGTATCGTCTAAGAGTACGCTCGCGTTTACGTTTTGATTGTGGCCGATCCTTCGAAGGGCCTCCGATTTGATCTTCTCGACCCCGGCCCGGCTTTCCGTGCCCGGTAAGAAGATATCAATTTGTACGCTCATATCCTCGATTAAAAGCCCCGTTTGAGCTGTCTTTGACGTGTCCGAGCTAGATTGCCCGATCACCAAAAACGGCTCGAGTGTGTCTTGTTTTGGTAGCTTAAATTTGATCGGAATATTGAGCGGTTTTAATTTTTCACGTAAATCAGCGAGCATTTTGACTGAAGGCGTTTCGTTTGCCATGAATCACCTCCTAAACATTTTACGAAGGTTCTTAAATAACACTTCGCTTTCTTCCTTAACGGCTGGACCAAGAAACGGCTGGGCCTTCATCTTACGAGTTCCAAGCTCCACATAGACAGAATAACCGGCGGGAGATATTACTTTGTATCGTAACATACCCACCCGAGCAACAAAGATTCCGTTTCGCATGAATCCGGTATCGACTGCTGCTTTCATTTTGGCTTTCCGTTCCACACGCAAGGTTGATCGTTGCAATTCTGCCGATACGGCCCGACGCGCTTCCCGTGGCTTGTTTTGTACCTTCCGAATGAACTTGTCCAAGCCTTTTACTGTATATGAAAAACTCATAAGTAAATAACCGTGCTATTATGATGATATTTCTTGCCTTTGATTTTGAGACGGTGCCCATTGTAAATCACTTCCGAGAAGCCCTTATACGTTCCTTGTAAGTGCAATTTGAACGAATCAAAGTCATACTTACCAAACAAGCCCATCATCTCATAACTAGATAATGAATTTCGCATACAAGGGACTGGGAAACTCTTTTTTGTTTCCGTATTCTCAAGCAATTCGTCCTCTGGCTCTTCCTCAAAGATCAAAGTCACGCGTTCGTTATAGATCATACACGCGCCCCCTTTAAATGAATCGAGCGATCCCGCGGGCCCGATGTTTGATCGCAAGGCCCTGTAATACGGCCTTATGCTCATCCGTTAGATAGCTAGACTCCCAAGTGAAGCTCCGGCCTTCCTCGCTGTCCGCTGTCGCGCCTTCCGAGTTTAGTCGATTAAAGCGACTGACGGCAACGTCTCGAAGAATATAAGCCACGCTCTCGGGTAATTCCTCGAGTGCTGTTTCCGAGAATTGATTGACGTAAGCGATCATACGCTCGAAGCTATCCCGTACAATAAGGGCCAAAAGATCGTCTTGTTCTTGGTCAGCCTTGGGAATACCTTTTAGAAGTCGAAGCTCTTCCGTTACTTGATCGATATTGATTGCTGTCATCGCTAAAACCTCCTAAAACTAGGCTGCCACCGCTGACATTGGCGCTTGAATTGTAGCTTCTACCACACCGTCCGGAATTTCAGCAAAGAGAACGTTTGCGCCAAAGAATACTGACTCGAAAGTCAAGTTATTAAGATGACGGTCACGCGCAACACCGATCAATCCTGTTTCATCTGTGAAGTCTGCGAACAATCCGCCAAGATCTCCACCAGACACATTCAGGTAAGCGAAAACAAGGTTTTCAACGGCTGTTGTATAGATCTTTCCTTGTGGGCAAGAAGGCATAACGATAACGTTTTGCATACCGAGGAAGTTTTGAAGAAGAGTGAATCCGAACACGTTTGAAGCGTCAGACGCAACAGCTGTACTTCCAAGGTATTCAGCCACATCAAGCGGGTTAACGAAAGAAACAAGTGGAGATCCTTCAAATTCGTTGAAAGTGGTCAATTTGCCCCAGCTGTTCGCAAGAGCTTGTTGAAGTCCTTTTCCTGTTACTTTAGTTTTAGTCTTTTTAAGGTAAGCCAAGAAGTCGTCTTTGATTCCGTTTTGAATTTCACGAAGCAAGCGTGTATCTGCTTCTGTGATAGCGCGTGACGCACCGTGGCGTGCGATTGCTTCCGCTGATACTGCACGGCGTTTTTTGAACCATTCTACGGTGTATTCTTGGTCCTTCGCGCGTGTCATTTTAGAAAGCGGAATTGTTTCACCTTCAGCGGTTTTAGTTGTGTCAACGTCCGCGGTCCATTTGTAAGTTTGGATCTTTAGGTCGTTTGTCAACTCTTGACGGCGAGTTACTCCCAAAAGACGAAGTAAGTCGTTAATGTTTTTAGAAAATTTATTGACAAAATCAATGGACTTAATTTCGCCCAAGTCTGTCATGGTTGTTAGTTTTTCTTCAGCCATATTTTAATAGCCCTTTCTATTTTTTAAATAGTCCAATGTTTGCAGCGATCATCGCTTGACGTTCTTCGTCGTTCTCAATAGCCATGATCTCCGCTTTTGTCATAGATACTGGGCCCGTACCCTTGCGAGGTGCTTTCTGCGTCAAACGTTCATCTACGCGGGCTTCTACTGCTTTGTCAAAGATTTGTCGCAACGTGCCGATCTTCTCTTTTGTGGCTTCGGCTGTTTCATCGATTACAAAATCGATAAACTCGCCTGGGAGTCCTTCCTCGCTCAATAGCGTTTGAGTGGCCACGCGCATTTCTTTGATTGCAAGTGCTCGCTCGCGTTCTTCGATCGCTTGGATCCGTTTTGCTTCCTCTTCTTTCGCGCGTTCGTCCTTGGTCAGCTTCGCGAGGCGTTCTCCTTCGCTTTTGGCCTTTTCGATTGCTTCAGCTTGTTCAGCTTCCCAGCTGGCCCGTGCTTTTGCAATTTCGGCTGCGATTGCTTTTCCAAACTCTGCGCGTGTAAAGGTACGTTCTGCCTTTTCCTGCTTGGTCTCGACTTGTTCTTCTTGAGTGACGTCTTGCTCAATAGCTTCAGTCTCGACTGCTTGTGTATTTTCTGACATGATTTTCCTCCGATGGTTACGCCATCACTCGATATTCTCGCTTTACGTCCGGCGACGAAACAATGCAGCTTTTAACGTCCTCCGCATTGTCTGGACAATAAAAAAAGCGGTCTATTCCCGCTTGTCAAGATACCGGATCACCTCCGATCACTCGTCTTTGTCACCTCGTGACTGTTTAATGCTATTTATGATACCTTCTACCATTCCAGCGATCACAGCCCAACCTATCACCACAATAAAGGCAAAGCAAAAAAGGCCCGCTGTGTACGATACCATATCCCAGATATTAATCACTTGTTTCCTCCTCTTCTATTTCTTCCGCGTCCGGCATGATCGTAGACCGGCAATTATAATGAAACGGGGGCATATTAACCCCGACTTGCGCGTCTTCTAACTTGTATAGCTTATCTTCTTGCGCTATTCGCCGGCAAATTTGGGTTGTCCGATCGTCCAGAACGACCAAGATCCGATAGTATTCAAGCTCGGCTTTTTGGTAACGCTTGATAGTGGCCCGGTTTATGACGGCCGTCGCGTCAGTTCTTACCAACGTTTCAGCTCGCGAGCGTGCCACGTTGAATTCTTTCCGAATCTCGCGGGCCATATCTTGCGGGCTGTCTCCACGAACAAAACCTTGTTTAAATACTTCTCTCAGCTTCTGCGCGAGGCTGTCAGTATTCCCCCAAAGTTGCTCCGAATAGTTCCGGCCATTGAATGGGGTTTTGATAATCTCTTCAAACGCTGGCCGATTGACCGCGCCTGTACGGCCTCCCATAGCCTTTCTGTACGCGTATTCTGCGACGGTGAATAAATACTTCTCGAAGCTCTTATGAAGCGCTCCTGTGAGCACTCCGAGCCTGTGGATAGCTTCCAACTGCAAAGCCTCGATTCTGATTGCTCGAGCTGACGCGTATTGTTGGTTTAATCGCTTCAATAACTCCGGATCCTTTTCGGCTTGCTCGCGGTATAGCGTCGCATTTTCCACATAATCACTAAGATCCTCACCTCTAAGGCGCTTCGTTGCGTCTTGGTAAGTGAGTTCGTGATCTTCAGCGTACTTTGTATAAAAGTCAAACAACGACTTTTGAAGCGTTACAGCTTCGTTTCGATAGATCTTTTCTAACTCAGCGAAAAAATCTATGTCTTTTCGGTCAACGTACTCAAATATCTCCCGGGCGCGTGCTTCCCAGTATTTCTCATGGTTGGTTGTCTTCAGATTCTTCATCTGCCGCTACCTCGTCGCCCTGCTCGTCGTTTTGTGACTTGCCTTGTGGTTCAATCCGCGGGAGCATTTCAAGGGCTTTTTCTGACTCTTCTTTCATACGCTCCAATTCAGCTTCAGCATTGACCCCTGTCACTTGTTCGAGCATTTCGAAGATTGTTTGTTCGCTTACCACACCATATAAGTTTTTGGCCATGGCCACAATCTCAGCGTCATTCTGTGGAATGTTTGGAGTAAATACAACGCTCGTTTCATTGATAAGATTGTAATTCTCGGAATCGTTGCCCTTGATCTTCCAGATATTGACAGCTAAACGCAAACGACGCATAAGGCCTTTTTCAAAAAGTAACTCTTGTTTGCCTCGATAGTTATCAGACGCCATCAGCTTATATTTCATCGCTTCGCCCGATTGTGTACCCGCAAAGTTATTGTCCGTTGTGTCTGGCGTGAAGGTAAAGCGTAAGATATCATTTACTAGTCGTTCCTTGTATGCTTCCGCTCCGGCCGTGTCGTATGATTTGACAAGATAGTTCGCGTTTGGACTTGATCCGCCCGGGATCGGGTTATCATCAAGGATCAAGATTTTCGCCTTTTTGAAGGCTTGAGACACCGCAAGCCGTCCGTTTGGATTGATCCGGCCATCTTCCAAGAAGTCCTTGTCTTCGACCCCTGTAAATGGATTTCCCGAGATCACCAAAAGAGCCTCGTTACTGTCTTGTTGGAAGTTCGCAAGCTCTGATTGTGATAAGTCGTAAGCGTCGATAGAGTCCAGCACAGCTTCAAACGCCCCTGTCCGGTCCGTGTTATTGCTAAACTCGTTTACTGGCACGCCATTAAAGAAATGCTCGCTTGTGTCCTTGAGATGAAGCGTGTCTGTGTCTTGGTTATCGTCCACATATTCGTAAATAGCGTTACTGGTATAGACTTTTACAAAATCGCGTTTATGTCCGTTCCCGTAACTGATAGAGTAGTAGTTGATAGCCATCAAAGAACGTTGCTCGTAGCTATCGTCATAAATGACAAAAGTTTGCTCTGGATCCATACGATAGAGCTTTACCCAAACCGACCCGTCCTCGTCTTGGAACGTATTCAAGAGCTCGTAAGCACGGCCATAGATCGCGAGATCTGTCTTGATCGCGACGTTGTGGTCCTTCTCGTTGTTTTGTTTGCTAAACTGGTCAATCTGTTTTTGGATTTCTGCGTTCTCGTTCTTGTATTCGACCGGGTTCCCCAACATATAGCCTTGTTCAAAAATAGCAATGTATTTCGCCCAGTCGCTTGCAATTCGGTTGTCTGCGCTGTATGGATCGCTCTTGTCCTCACGGTACTTGATATTATTATCAGCGAGATAATAGCGCTTAAGTTCTTTCAAGCGGTCCAACTGCTCGGATCTGTGCGTCCCGATATAGTTTTTTAGGCGCTCGATCCATTTCTGGCCCTCGTATTCGATCGTTTCAAAATCTTCGGCCGTCATGATAAACTGACGATTCGCGTTCTCATCAAAACGCCGTCCTTTTAAGAATTTCAATTTCTCTTATTCCTCCCTTTAGAAATAATATTGCGCGCTGGTCATACGCTCTTTTACTGTGCTGCTTGTGTCGTAAACGTGCTGCGAATAAATCGCGTATCTCACCGCGTCTAATACGTCGTCATGCTCTTTTACCGGTTCGCCCGATCGCTCATTCCAGACGTATTGATAGATCTCGTCTTTAAATTTTGCGACCTTATTCGAAACGACAAAAAAGCGACCAGCTTTCATCAGCTTGGCCACCTCTTCAATCCCAGATAATACCGACTTATACGCATTAAAGCATTTGAACCTTTCACGGTTAAACCGTCCGACGTGTTCGGGCCGTGCGCTATCTGCCCAAAAGAATATATCCCCATAACGCGCCTTGATATCTTTTGCAATATCCACCCAGAAGTCTATCTCTTTGTACTGGTGCGCGTGTTCCTCGAGTATGTACACATCACCGGCCTCGGTTTGGCCTACGACCACGATTGAGCCCCAGTGTTCATATCCCCAGTCAACACCCGCGTAAATCTTCGCGAAATGTTCGGGTGGTTGTGTCGTGTACATATCCTCTTTAAAGTCACGATATACCGCACCTTCACCGATCACCCAACGGCCATATATCCCGCGTTCGGTAAACATACCTGAAGGCGTTGTTGCGATCAAGTTATCGACGTATCGCTGATTTAAAAACGTGTTATCAAAGATTGTAAAATGATTCGCAACGATCTTTTCATCGTCCGCTTTGTCGATATAATCGACTTTTAACCAATGCTTGGGGTGGTCCGGGTTGGTATCGCATATAATACGCGCGCCATACCCCGAACAACGCTTTAGGATTTCGTCAAAAACCTCTTTATTTGCGAGCGTGGCCTCGTTTACATAGGCCCCGAAGGCTGTCATACCACGGATAGCTTTTAGGCCCGCTATCGAGCCCGTAAACGTCGTTACAACGTACACGCCGAATAAGGTAAAGTTGCCGTGCCGATCAAACTGGAATTCGTGGCCGTAAGCGTCCGTGATCTCGCGTAAGATATTTGTTTGAAGCGTCCCGGACGATACCGCCCCTAAAATGTACATCGGAGTTTGAACACCGACTTTTGCAGCGTTTTTCTTGACGCGCTTCAGCTCCATCAAAAATAGATCATTGTCGAGCTTGGTCTTTCCAGCCCGTACTGCGCCATGATTTATCATCATGTACCAGTCCCGAGAAATAGAGCGTCGCAAGATCCCGATCTGTTTATCTGTATATAACCGATCAAGTGCCATCTTGTATCACTCCTTCCAGCTTGTCGAAATAGTCGGACATGATATCTTCAGACGCCATACCACCTTCAAGAGCTTGCTCGCGTTTCTTATTCTCAAGTTGCATTGCCTTAACACGCTCTTTCTGCTCTTTCTTATCGAGAGCGTCTTTCGTGCCTTCGTTGCCGTTCATCTTGGCTAGAAGCTCGATTGCTCGCATATCACCTTTTAAGGCCTTTTGCAAAAGTACCGTCGCGATTGCTGTTTGATTCGTTGCGCTCAAGCCTTTCTCTTCAAGCATTTCTTTGAGTTGTGGACTAAAGACGTCCATCTCCAAAATTTGATTGACTTTCTTTTTTAGATCTGCTTTTTCACGTCGAACCTTTCCGGAGGCGATACCGCCTTTTTTCTGGATCTTTCTCTGTTCTTCCACTGTTCGTTCATTAAACGGAATTAAGTTTTCTTTTCCATCTTTCGGCAATTCTTACCTCCTTTCAAAACAAAAAAACCACAAGTGCCGTTACTTGTGATTTTCATTCTATATAGCAAAAGAGGGGAGCTGCTTTTTTAATTCCTGCAAACAAAAAGCCCCAATTAAGAGGCTGAACGTAGAAGCCCGGATTCGAACCGGAATCTCCTCAATCAAGGCGTAATCCCTATATACGACTCTCTACGTTTTCTTGATATGATTATACCACTCCGTTTTGACTTTTTCAACGAGTTTCTTCTCTTTTGGCGTCAAACTAGTTGCCCTCTTTTTGCTTTTATCAAATTCGTTGTGATTATAGCCATGATGAGCGTGAGGACTCATTCCTCTATGCACATGGTCCAAGTCAATTTGCTTGTTACGCTTGTTTTCTGTATCAAAATAAACAATGCTTTTAGGTGCGTTTTTATTCCTATCGATCAGCGCGTAAACTCTACCTTTTGTCATAGTTTCCATTGGTGCTTTTTGTGATCCCTGCTCATTTTGAATAACAAACTTGATATTTCCCACTTTATGTAAAGTTTTATATTCTGTTCCGTACAGTTTGCCTTTTTTGCTCCTTCCAGAACTTGCACCGCGTCCGCCCATGATCTTACCTCACTCTAATTCTCTGAGCTTTAGAAAACCCGCTTTCAGATAACGGGTTACGCCTTGTGTCGTGGTGCTCGTTGAAATGTTTCGCCCAGCGTTTCTTTATTTTTCCGCTTTGAATCTGTACCGCGCTTTTACCATTTGGTTTATAGTCTCTGAAATAAGTGTCTTTCCTCCATCGACTAACACGGGAAACGTGCGCTTCCACTTGCGACCGAGTGATTCGATTATCTGATTTGTCATAATTGATCGTTTGTCTTGACCCTGTTTGTTTCCATCGCTCACGTCTCTCGTGATAATTAGTAAACAATTTCTTTTTCAATCTAATTTGAATAGGGTTCAGTTTTACCTCTGTACTTCGTGGTAACGTTCCGGCATTGCTCACGCCACCGCCACCAAGACCACCTTTTTTAGTTTTCTTGCCTTTACCGCCCGAGCTTTCTGCTCCTCTACCGCCCATGTTTCAACCTCTCCGTTGTTTCATTTTCGAAATAGTGTACTTCGATATTTCCATAATCATATTCAACCGCACCACCATAGACTAATAATCTCTTTGGCTTCAATAGCTCGATCATAACGTCCACACCAGCGCGCCATATTTCAAGCTGTTCTTCGTTCTGCTTGACTCCAATTGTACTGATCGCAAGTGTAGCACCCTCTGGCAATCCGTCAAAGCAAAAAGAAAAGCTGTCCGAGTACGCCCACGATACCGTGGGAATAACCGTATAGCCGTATCTCTGCATGATCTGACCAATCAACCTAGAGCGATACACGTTCCAGACTTGCATTGCGACCGGCATATCGATATATAAGCTAAAGTCTGGCGTAAGTACACAATCGAACTCACCCAACTTCTCGATATAATATTCTGGCCGTTGCCATATCCTCTCAAATTGATAATCATCAAGAAAGAAATGGACTCCCGCGCCGTGATCTGGCTTGTTTAGAACGTAATTAAAGCCCTGCAAGCGTTCCGGGACGTGATCCACTGGTTTCAATAAAGGCATTTCAAAACGTCCTTCCGTGGCTTGTGGATCGAATAAGTCCAGATTATATTGATTTATTGTTGTTTCTCTGTGAAATTCTTTTTCTTCCTCTTCCTCTGATTCCTCTGGTTTAAAATCAAAATCAAGTTTCTCTTTTGGCAAGTCAAAACCAAAATCCGCCATATCCACACTAAAAATCCCGTCCAACTCATCTCTTAACATTTCGGTATCAAAGCCCGTGTCCATGTTTAGCTTGTTATGGACCAAGATATAAGCTTTCTTTTGATCCTCTGATAAGTGAGACAAGCGAATAACTTCCGCTTCCGTGTATCCGAGTTGCTCGAGTGCTTGTAAGCGTCCGTGGCCCTCGATGATGATATTGTTTTCATCGATCGCGATCGGATCATTGTTTCCAAATTCTTGGATTGATTTCTTGATCTTGTCGATCTGCTCTTGCGGGTGTAACTTCGCGTTTCCCTCGTATTCAACCAGATCTTTTATTTTGACTTTTTCAATTTGCATAATAACACCAAAAAAAGCCCCGGAGCAGGGCTAAAAAAAGAATAGAGTATAGTTTAAAATGCTTACAGATAAGGCAAAACCAGACCTTATCAAAGAGGACGGGTGGAATCGAACCACCAAAACGAAGTATTTTTAAAAAATAAAATTAGGAGACCCATGTTCAACCAAGACACGGAAAGTTTATGAAAAGTAGTTATCTGTTGCCGTTATAACTGAAGTCCTTTCGTCCTCTGGAAGATCTCCGCTTCCTTCAATCTTCCGATAATACAATTTTATCACCTTTTTTTTGACACTTTTCCCAAATTTCAAGCCCTTTTTAAAAAAATACTTGTATATTTATTTTCCAGCCCTTCAAAAAACGGTTTAATGATATGCCGATAGACTGAATTCTTTGACATAAAGAGCTCGAGCGCCACTCCTTCAACGTTTTTCGACCGTGTTACATATAGCGCCTTAATCGCCTCCCAATTCGAGGGAGCGCACTCGCTTGTGTATTCTGTGATCGCTTCTGCGAGCGTATAGAGTCGGATCAATTCCGGATCATTTTCTTTTAGAATCACGTTTTTTAGGGCTTCCGGCGTGTTAGTTGCTGCCTTGCTCTTGATAAACCAATTCTCATCGAAATTTTGATAAGGGAAAGTGATCTCCTCGATTCGTTCCTTGATCTCTTTATCAAACGGATATCTTCGAAGTGCGTCGATTAGATAGCCGTATCTTGTTTCAATTCTCAAACTCCCCTCCTTTCTAGCTTCAAGCTATTTACTTCTCTTTCTCGTAAATGTCGAATACTCCGACTTTCTGGCTGTTGCGATAGGCCATCGCTTCGGCCTTCGTCGGGAACTCAAACTCCTCGAATTTTGCTGAGTGGTTACAATCCCAGCGCGTCCGCTTGTTATATTTCCTCACGATATAGACTTTCACGCTATCCCCCGACGCCGTTTTCATTGGCAATTTCTTGCAATTCCTGTGCCATACGTGAGTTATAATCGTTATTCAATTTATTAATTATCACGTCTTGCATTGTGTTTTTTTCTTTGATCTTTTCCAGCTCATCAATTTTAGACTGAATCACCTTTTGTAAATCTTCGTTACTCGTCTCGAGTGTCTTAACTCGCGAGTTTAAGTTAACGCAAACTCCAAAGAGTACTAGAAGCACAAACACGATATTTGTGAAAAACAGCTTTACATTATTCGTCATCGCTTGTCCTTTCTTAGATCAATAGTTGTCAGTTTACTCGCGCTCATCTTGCCGACATTTACATTTAGGCTTTCATTGTTTTTCAACGTTGTTTTGTCGTTTGTTCTTCTGCTCCTAAAAGCTATCACACCAGCCCAGATCAGACCAGAGAGCCAAACTAGACAGAATAGTAAATAGATAAAATTTTGTAAGTCCATT